GAAAATGATCCTTTTACAGCAAATAGTGTTGAGGGAGCATTTGATAAAAATTTAGCAGCAATACAAGAATTGCAAGAAGAAGTAGATCGTTCATTTAAAGTTAGTAGAACTAATACCATTACATCATCTGAGTTTACAGATAGTGCAACATCAAGAGCAGATAAAATCTTAGCATTTGATAGTGCAGGTGAAATATCGGTTACACAAGAATTAGGTACATATAAAGGTAATTGGGCAGCATCTACAACATATGCAATAAGAGATTTAGTAAAAGATACATCTACTAATAATATATTTTTATGTAATACAGCACATACATCAAGTGGTTCGCAACCATTAACAAGTAATACAGATAGTGCTAAATGGTCATTAATAGTTGATGCAGCTAGTGCTACAACATCAGCATCAGCAGCAGCATCAAGTGCTACAGCATCAGCTTCTAGTGCAACAGCATCAGCAAGTAGTGCAAGTACAGCTAGTGGACACGCAAGTACAGCAAGTACACAAGCAAGTAATGCATCAACAAGTGCATCATCAGCAGCTACATCAGCAGCAGCAGCTGCAGCAAGTGCAGATAGTTTTGATGATACATATTTAGGAGCAAAATCTAGTAATCCATCAACTGATAATGATGGTGATGCATTAAATGCAGGAGATTTATATTTTAATACATCTAGCAATGTTGTAAGAGTATACAATGGATCAGCTTGGGAAGATGCAGTAGTAAGCACTTCTGGTTTTGCAACAAATGGGTTTAGTATTGCTATGTCCATTGCTCTGTGATATAAATGAAAGGATAGATTATGGCACAGGATTTTAGAAGATATACAAGTAATGCAGTAGGCACAGGAGCTACTACAGTATTTACAGCAAATAGTTATGATACAGTTGTTGGTATTAGTTTGGCTAATGTTCATTCGAGTGCCATAACAGTTCATTGTTATATTAATGATGGATCTAACGATATAAGTTTGGTCAAGGATGTGCCAATTCCTGTAGGTTCTTCGTTACAAGTTTTAGATGGGGGAGCAAAGTTTGTTATGCAATCTGGTGATGCTTTAAAAATTACTTCTAATACTGCAAGTAGTGTAGATGTTTGGGTGAGTGCAGTAGATGCAATCAGTTCATAGGAGATATAGATGCCATATATAGGAACACCCCCAGCAAGTACAGGAAGTGTAAATACTGTTAATATAGCTGAAAATGCAGTTACGGGTGCAAAATTTAATGCAGATGTTATTAGTTCTCAGACTGCTCTAGCAACAGAACCAGCCGATACAGATGAATTTTTATTGTCCGATGCTGGTGTAATTAAACGAATAGATTACTCTTTAATCAAGGCAACTTCACCAGCATTTTTTGCATATTTAAGTGCTAATCAAACATTAACAAATAATGCTCGTAACAAACTTTTATGCAATACTGAAACTTTTGACTCTGGTGGGCAATATGACAACTCAACTAATTATAGATTTACACCCACAACGGCAGGAAAATATTATGTATTTGCAAATTGTGATATTGCTAGTGAGGGTCAAGGAACTGTAAATTGGATGTTAAATGAAATTTGGAAGAATGGAACATCAAGTAGTATAAGACTTTATGGCTATATGGATTTAAGAAATAATGGTGGTAATGGTGGTAACATAATAGCTGCTGGTGTTTTTGATATGGATGGTTCTAGTGATTACATTGAGTTTTATTCATATCCAGGGTTAGCAAGTGGTACTCCCACAGCTTATGGTAATGCAACTACACCTCAAACTTATTTTGGAGCATTTAAATTAGGAGTATAGAAAGGAGAAAATATGGCAAGTCTTGATAAAAAAATAGAGGCATATATGGGAAGAACTGTTGACTTTTTAACAGAAGTAACTTTGCAAGATGATGGTAAAGGTGCGTATATTGCTGAATGGAATATTAAAGATAAAAGCAAACCAACAGATGATGAACTTACAGCAAAAGAATCTGATGCAGATAAATTACAAAAAAATGCAGCAGCTATTGCGAATAGAAAGTCAGAATACGGTACTGTTGAACAACAACTTGAATATATTACAGAAAATGGAATTACCAAGTGGCAAGAAAATGTTACTGCAATTAAAAACAAATATCCAAAGGAATAATTTATGGCAATTCTTAAAATAACAAATCCAAGTTTGGATACAGGTGTGCCTAATGTAGGATTTGCGGTAAAGAAAAATAGTGATGTGCAAACACTATCAAGCAATACTTTTACAAAAGTTACTTTTGATACAGAGTTATTTGATACTAATAATAATTTTGCAAGTAGCAGATTTACACCAACAGTTGCTGGACAATATTTTTTCTATTCACATTTGCATCATTACAATAGTGCAAGTGGAGCAACAACAAATAGAAATACTGTATTTTATAAAAATGGTGCAATTCACACGAATACTTTATGGGCTGAAAATAGTACCTATGGGTATACAATGAAAGTACCCGTATCTGCAATAATTGAAATGAATGGGTCTAGCGATTATATTGAAGTTTATGCAAGAAGTGTTTTTTCAAGTGGAACATACCAAATTGCAGATGATACAAATAGTGGTTTTCAAAATGGAAGCACATTTTTTGGATTTAGGTTAGGAGTGTAAATGCCATATATAGGAAAATTACCAACAACTGGAGCATTTCAAAAACTTGATGCTATTAGTACAGTTAATGGACAAGCAGCTTACACTATGCAAATAGGAGGTGTGGATTTTAGTCCAGAAAGTCCTAACCATATGTTGGTAACTGTAAATGGAATATTGCAAGCTCCAACCACGAATTACACGATTTCTTCCTCAACAATTTCGTTTACTTCTGCTTTGGTAACTGGAGATGTAATAAACAGCATCATAATTTTAGGTGATGTTTTGAACATTGGAACACCCTCAGATGCAACAGTAACAACAGGAAAAATTGTTGATGGAAATGTAACACTAGCAAAATTATCAGCAACAGGAACAAAAAACAGCACAACATTTCTAAGAGGAGATAATACTTTTGCTGAAGCAGGGGGTGGAAAAATATTACAAGTTGTCTCTGGTTTTAAAAACGATAAATCTTCAACGACTTCAAGTTCGTATGTTGCTATTAGTGGATTAACTGCATCATTAACACCATCATCAACAAGCAGTAAAGTTTTTATTATTTGTCATTTGGGAACAGTATCTACAAGCACAGCAAATCGTCAACAAATGTTTGCATTTCATAGAGATATTGGTGGTGCTGGTTATAGTGCTATTGGAGAAAGTTCAGGTTCAACCCGTAATTTTGCTTTTGGAGATAACTTTGCATCTATTTCAAGTCCACAGGATACCTATAATGCCTTTGGACATTCTTTTTTAGACTCTCCAAACACGACATCTGCTGTAACATATAAATTATATCATAAGGTATTTCAACACCCAGATTTATCTGGCACTCCAACAGGAGCTGTTGGTGGCAGACAAGCAGATGGGTCATTTGGTGGTTCTTGTAGTATTACAATAATGGAGGTTGGAGCATGAGACATAAAGCAATTAGAGCATTATACGATACTGTTGTTACTATTAGTGATGATGAAGGTGCATTTGATAAAGATGGAAATAAAGTTACTTTAGACGAATCAGCAATTACTGCAAAAATAGCAGAATTACAAACTGCTTATGACAACTTGCAATATCAAAGAAACAGAGCAGAAAATTACCCTGCAATAACAGAGCAATTAGATGACATGTACCACAATGGTTTTGATAAGTGGAAAGAAACTATTAAAACAGTTAAAGATAAATATCCTAAAAGCTAATGGACAGAAGAACTATACATGACATTGCTAAAGAAATGGAAGCACATGAAAGAGAGTGCGTTGTGTATCGTTCTAGTACGCAAAGAAGTTTAGATAATTTAGAAAGTAGGATTAAAAGATTAGAGCTATTGATTATGGCATCTACAGTAACTATATTATCTGCAATGATCGGAGTTATTTTTAAGGTGTTATAATGTTAAAAAAACATAAAAGTCCTACAGGTGGTTTAACAGCAGCAGGTAGAAAATATTTTAAAAACAAAGATGGATCTAATTTAAAACCACCAGTTTCTAAAGGCAAAAATCCTCGTAGAGTTTCGTTTGCAGCACGATTTGCAGGAATGAAAGGTCCAATGAAAGATGAAAAAGGGAAACCAACTCGTAAAGCATTAGCATTAAAAAAATGGGGATTTGGTAGTGTAGCTGCAGCAAAATCATTTGTTGCTAACAATAAAAAAACATGATTGATCCGTTAACAGCATTTGCTGCAATTAAGTCAGCAACAGGAATAATCCAACAGGGTATAAAAGTCGGTAAAGGATTACATGATCTTGCTAGTCCTATAATGAAATGGGCAAATGCAGAATCACATATGGATGTAGCTGCAAGTCAAAAAGGTAAAACATTAACTGGTAAATTGTTTGGTAAGTTTTCTAGTGTAGAACAAAATGCTATTGCAGCTCATTTGCGAAAACAAGAATTAAAACAAATGAAGGCAGAACTAAGAGAGATATTTTTACTGTATGCTCCTAATGGTTTGCAACAATGGGAGGATTTACAAAAAGAAATAGCTCATCAAAGAGCATTACAAAAAAAACGCATACAACAAAAATTAAAAGAAAAAGAACAAGCAAAAAAAATAATGATTATTATTACAGCAGTTGTTATAGGGTTTCTTTTATTAGTATGGGAAATAAATTATATATTAAACTAAATTTTTAATCCATTTGCCTTTATTATTTAATATCATAGGTAATAGTTTAGGCACACCATCTATAATAATACCACATCCGACTATAAATCTTGTTTTAAAGTTTTTAGCATAACTAAATGCCATACTTTTTTGGTTTATTAAACAACCTACATTCATAGCAAAATATAAATTATCTGGGTTTGCCCACCATTGTATAAGAAATTTAGTATGATAGTGTCCTTGTACTGCTGACATACCCATTGTTTGTGATACTTTAAGTACATCTGTTGCCCTTCCATGCGTAAAAAAACATTTTTGTTTGTTAGACAGTTCTAATGTTAAATCATCTGCCCATTTCCATTTTTTTGTACCAAGAAAATCACCATAATTTTTAAGAAATTCTTTACTCATTCCAAATCGTAATGCTCGTCTATATACTAAACTAGAATGATTACTTTCTACTTCTATCATATTAGGAAATATAGATTCTAATTCTTTTACATATTGTTTAGATAATTTTAATTCATCACCTGCAGATGGTAAGTCTGGATTATGTGAGTGCATACTAATTGCGTGAAAATCTAAAAGATCACCAATATTTACAATAAAGTCTGGTTTGTATTGTTTTTTAATTTCTTTTAAAAATACAAAACTATCTTTATGATGATAAGGAATGTGTAAGTCAGATATTACTAGAACTCGTTTGTACATTTTATTTACCTAAGTTATCCACAGGTATATAAGTAACACATTTTAAGGATTATGCAAGATCCCGAATTATTTTAGCTAAAGATTCAGCTCTATTTTTAGTTTGTGTTGCCCATTTAGAATCTAACATTTGATTAGCTGCTTCGTTGTAATCGTTGTTACCAAATGCTGTCCACATTTTTTTAAACTTACTGACTCCTGTTTTACCTAATTGAAATACCATTTCTATAATAACTTCTTTAGCTTCTGGTTTTAATTTAAGATTTCCAATTAAGTCTGCAGCTTGATTAACTGCATGACCAAAATCATTTTCAAAACACAAGTCTAATTCTTCTTGACTATATGTTTTTTTTATATCCCATTGCTCTTCATCTCTACACAGATGACCATATCCTACAGTTTTTTTACCTAATGAATCTAAATACACATAGTTTCTAAATCCTTCGTGTAATTTTATTCGTTCTTTTAAATCGTCATAAGTCATTTCATATTATCCCTAGCAACACCTTTTGTCTTCTCATAGCTACGCATTGCACCAAGACCAAGTAACGACATAGTAAGTCCTAGTAATCCTTCTAATTCTATTTGTGGTGGTTTCATTTCTGGCATCCAAATAGCAAAGATCCA